GGTGAGAAGATGAGAATTGATTTAGCATTACTCTTTACATGGAGAGAAGTTGCTAGAGTAAAGAACTCTGTCAATACAAATCTTCTTATCATGGATGAGGTGTTTGATAGTTCTCTTGATGGAATTGGTACAGAAGAGTTCCTTAAGATTATTCGTTTTATCATTAAGGATGCTAACATATTTGTAATATCTCATAAGACAGATATGTTCGATAAGTTTGAGAATGTTATGAAATTTGACAAAGTGAAAGGATTTAGTAAGTTAATGCCATGAAAGTAATGATTGTTGGGCACGGTTATGTTGGTTCAGCCGTAGCATCCATATTTGAAGAAGAAGAGAAAGTAATTATTGATCCTAAGTTCAATAATAATAAGATATCTGATTTCTCTAATGAAAACTTCCTTGCTGTATTTGTCTGTGTAGACACTCCTAAAGGGGATAATACAACTCTTCTCAACCAAGTTTTAGGTGAGATAAATGAATACATTGGTGATAATACTCCAGTATGTTGTAAGTCAACATCAACACCTGAGTATTATGGATGGGCAGAAGGACAGTATAATAATATAAGAGTTCTTCATAGTCCAGAATATCTAAGTTCAAATAACAATATTGAGAAATTCCAGAAGCAGACATTCTGTATTGTTGGTGGAGAAACCACAGCATGTCACCTTGTCACATCAATATTTTGTAGCAGGTTGAAGTATCTTGAACGTGACAAAGCTCATGTAACTGACATTAAGACAGCAGCATTGGTTAAGTATTCTGAGAATTTCTTCTTAGGTTTGAAGGTTACTTACTTTAATGAATTATATGAGATTCATAAGAAGATGGGATGTGAATCAACCTTTGATGAGTTTCGTGCTCTGTCAGGTGCCGATCCACGAATTGGCACATCACATACCCAAGTTCCTGGTTGGGATGGTAGATTTGGTTGGGGTGGACATTGCCTAGATAAAGATAACCACGAGTTTATGAATTTCTCGGAAAGTCCACTAGTTGAATTCATTGTTAACCTTAACAACACCCATAGAGGGAAAACCCATGAACACTCCAAATTGGCAGCATCACAGCAAGAAGGAGAAGAAGCGAACTCTTAAACCACAAGCATTACGTGCTGCAAGAGAAAGACGCAGACAGTTGAAAAAGCGTCTACTAAACCCCACCAAGCGTGGGGTTTCGTTGTATTATAGGTTCATAAGCAAAGAAACCAATGACAGTAAAGCACGAAATCAAATCACAACTTGCTAAACTTCTTGCTACCGAAGATTTAATAGTAGAGCATAAGCAGGTTGAGACAGCACAGTTTAATGTTCATACTCGTGTACTGACACTTCCAAATTGGGATAAGGCAAGTGATAATGTATATACAGCATTAGTATCACATGAAGTAGGACATGCTCTTTATACACCTGATAGAGATTGGTGGAAAGAAAAGAAGATACCACACACATTTGTAAACATAGTTGAGGATGTAAGAATTGAGAAATTAATGAAGAGAAGATATGCAGGTATTGCCAAAACCTTCTTTAGGGGGTATAATGAACTTTCAGATAATGATTTCTTTGAAGTAAAGGATGCAGACCTTAACGATTTTAGTCTTGCTGATAGGGTTAATCTATTTTACAAGATTGGTGCGTGGGTTGATGTACCTTTTTCAATTTCTGAAAAACCGATTCTCGATTTAATTGAAAATGTCGAAACGTTTGATGACACCCTATCCGCAGCAGAAGCGTTATATAATCTCTGCAAAAAGGAGCTTGAAAAGAAACAGGAAGAGCAAGAAAATAATCCTGAATGTGAACAAGATTCTCCTACTGGCACTGAAGGTGGGGGCGATTTCTCTTCTGACGCTGGTGACGATAGTGAGTTTACCGTTCCTAACTCTGGTAATGATGGTACTGTGGAAGACGGGGTTGGTGGCACTAATCCTATTCCTGTCTCTAGTGGTACTGATTCTGTAGAACCACAAGTTGATACTGTTAAAGCATTAGAAGATGCTATTAAGGGATTAAATTCAAGTATACATGGACGTGAAAATGTTTATATAGAATTACCAAAACTTGATTTAAAGAAAACAATAGTTAGTAATGAAACAATACATAATGGAATTAGAGAATATTGGGAATTGGAGGATGTTGAATATAAACAGAATATGATAGAGTATGGATTTGGTAATCCAGATAAAGATAGATTTGAAATAGTAGATAGAGAATATAGAGAGTTTAAAAGAAATGCACAGAAAGAAGTTAATTACTTAGTTAAAGAGTTTGAGTGTAAGAAATCTGCTGATGCTTATGCTCGTGCTACTACTGCTAAGACTGGTATTTTAGATACTACAAAACTTCATACTTACAAATATAATGAAGATTTATTTAAGAAGATAAGTGTTGTTCCTGATGGAAAAAATCATGGTTTAATATTCATCCTTGATTGGAGTGGGTCGATGGCTCATGTAATGATGGATACTCTTAAGCAACTGTATAATTTAATATGGTTCTGCAAGAAAGTTAATATACCATTTGATGTTTATGCATTTACCAATTGCTATCCTCGTGATATTAAAGAGATGATATTACGTTATGAGAAGAAAGAAGGAGTTGCTTTAGTTGAAGATACATTCTCATTATTGAATCTTTTCACTAGTAAAACAAAAGCTAAGGAACTTGAAAAGCAATTGTTGAATATTTTCCGTATTGCAAGTACATTTTATTGTGAATGGCGTGTTGAGTATCGTGTTCCTATTGGATTGAATCTTTCTGGAACACCTTTAAATGAAACTTTAATTACCTTACATACATTAATACCACACTTCCAAAAAGAGAATAACCTTCAGAAGGTTCAGTGTGTAATATTGACTGATGGTGAAGGTTCACCTCTAAGATATAGTAAAGAAGTTGATAGACATTGGGAAGATTCTCTTTACTTGGGTTCTGCTAATGTGGGTGAACATTGTGTTATTCGTAATCGTAGAACAGGACATAATTATTCTTGTTATGGACTTGGATATTTCTCAGATGTTACTAATCTTCTATTAAAAGATCTACGTCAGTCCTTCCCTAATACTAATTTTATTGGATTCCGTATTCTTAGTGGAAGAGATGCAGGACAATTTGTTAGGCAACAAGTTGGATATGATGAAAAGGTTTATGAACCAATTATGAAAGATTGGAAGAAAAATAAATCATTCTCAATTAGAAATGTTGGGTATGATACTTACTTTGGATTATCTTCCAGTGCATTGAATAATGATTCTGAGTTTGAAGTACAGCAGGATGCAACAAAGGCACAGATTAAGAGAGCATTTGTTAAGAGTCTTAATAACAAGAAGATGAATAAGAAGATACTTGGTGAGTTTGTAGAACTTGTTGCTTGATAAATAAGCTTATATTAATAAGTAAAAAAATGTCAAAATTTGGAGATTTGCTTGGTGGGACTGCACCTGCTGCTAAACCACCAGCACCAGCACCAGTTGTAGAAGCACCACCTGCTCCTCCTGCACCAGCACCAGTTGTACAATCAGCACCACCTTTAAAGCAAGAACTTTTTAAGAAGTCTAAGGATGAGTTAGAGAAGATTGGTAGAGGTGTGGGACTTGAGTTAGATAAGAGACAGTCTCACTCTAAGTTGGTAGTAGAACTTCAATCTGAACTGGAGAAACAAGGTAAAGTTAAACTTGACTAGTCCAATTAAATAAGTGTCTACTGGGGGTTCTATACCCCCTTTTTTATTGCTATACTACGTACATAAATAAATCACTTACATCATGACTTTTGAACTTAAGATGACAGAGCAGCAAGCAGTTGATGGATTGAGAAGTGCATACGGTACTGAATTTACTACTGCTGAAGTTAAAGCATTTTGTGCTATGAATGACATAGGTTATTCAACAGTAACTAAGAAAATACAGAAATATAAAGTATCTAAAGGTAAGTGGAATCTTGAAATAACCACACAGGCAGTAGAAAATATTGAAAAATCTTATAGTGCTCCTGCTGTAGAACCAGTAGTGGAACAGAATTTAATTCCTGAATTGGATGATACATTTGTTAAGTTTGGAAACTTCACAGATGTTAGGAAAATCATTCAGTCAAAGCAGTTCTATCCTGCATTCATTACTGGATTATCTGGTAATGGTAAGACATTCTCTGTAGAGCAAGCATGTGCTCAATTAGGTAGAGAACTTATTCGTGTAAACATTACAATCGAAACAGATGAAGACGATCTTATTGGCGGTTTCCGTCTTGTTGATGGTGCCACAGTCTGGCATGACGGACCAGTTATTCAAGCTCTCAACAGAGGAGCTATCTTGCTCCTTGAC